TTCTTTCAGGTGTACGGTCGCCCGGCCACCCTTGCCATCGGCTAGTACTTTTTAAGATTTTCATATAGAATATCCTTCTGGATAATGTACAGGGGACTTACACCCCATAAGATCATGCCCATGCCGGGCACACACAATAAAATACAGGCGACGCTAACCGCGCGCCTGATTACTGCGTTATATGCTTTGTCCTTCTTGCTTAAGCCATTCATTGATTTTTATTTTTAACTGCTTTTCTTTTTCAGCAGTAATCCATATTCCGCGCAACTCCTTTAAACCAAGGTCGGCTCTACGTTTCCGCAGAGCCTTAGATTTTTCAGTGCTTGAAATTGCCATTTAGTTAAAAAATCTTATTCCGTGGGTTTCGCTATAAAGTGCTGACTGAAACATAAAATCATTATAAGTTTCAACATCACCAGAAGGATCAAAATACAATCCTCCGAAACCATTTTCATCTAAGAACTTTTCTGCTTTCTCTAGCTCTTCTTTAGAACCTGCAAGAAGTCTATCGCCATCTTTTAAAAGATAGCCAGTCATTTTTAACTCAATGCTTTTTTCTTCGTTTTTTGATAATAAAGTTGTCATTTTCTTACTCCGCTTTGTTTAGAGAATTTCTAAACTCTGTGTACTATTATACATGGTTGCGCGCAACTGTAAAGAATAGAATGCAAATCAATTAAAGTATTTTTTTAAATCAGCATATAACAATAAAATCCAGGCGAGCTGGTAAAGCGCCGCTTTTTGGTTTCTTCGTGTTCGTTTAATTCTGTCATTTCTTATGCTCCTTAGCATTTAATCGCATCATATTAAAACTCTCCATAGTCTAAAATAATATAGTTTAGACTATTATGGGGGGTTTAATTACTCGCCAAACACTCCAAAGCAAATTGCACAGCATAAGGCGCATCCAAAGCACTACTGGCATTACGATTAGCAAGATACGCCCTAAAAGTTCGCTCATCAATACCTATAGTTATTGCAACCTTACGCTGACTCATCCCAGTTTTTTCTACCAGGCTGCGCAGATAATCAGGCGATGGGTTGTGTTTTTTTGAATCAGGTATCATTATTTTCCCATTAAATACATTTTAGTTGTGACTGCTAGTGTATCAGGTGATAACTGCATCCAGCGCTCCATAATGCCTTGACGATCAATGCTGGCCATTTGATCTTGAGCAGCCTGTAAAAACTCCAGTGTTAATTCTGGTGGCATAGTGATGACGCGTAATGCGCGTAATATTTTATGCTCATCTATCGCGTGCAAGTCAATCAACAAGCGTTGCTGCGCATTATCAATCGAGTGCAGGGCTAACAGATTCTTGGGGATCAGGCGCACATCGAAGGGAGCATCCAGCGTTATCAACGGACGACCCTTGTTATCATTGAACTGAAATAACCATAGCAGTGATCCATCTTGATACATAAATCCCACTTTTATCATGCCTGATCGAAATGCCGTGCATTCATTAGCCGTCATTCCTGGTAGGGATACTTGCAGGACATTGCCATTTTTACTTAGAAAATTGGCGGATGCACCTTCCTGCTGTGGTACAGGCAGAGGGTAAGGCTCTCCACGGGCTAGTTTAATCATTTGTATTTCTCCTTCATATAATCAACAAGAACGGCCAGTCGTTTTTTATTTAACTCTGTGCCGACAAATTTCTTATCATTCATTGCAGAATATTTTCCAACTAATCCACGCCCCATGCATAGATCACCTATGCAATTATAGCTATGATTTTCACATATCCATTTTATAATCAGCTCCTCATCCATATCTTCAAGCGTTTTGTACCTCTTTAGCTTAAACTTATTGGTGGCATGAATCACATAGCATTTATTCTTTTTATTTTTATAATACGTTGAATTATAAAATGTGACATATTTATAACGTTTTTTACACTCGCTAATGTATTCACTTAGATATTCCTTTCCCATTTCAATAAACAGGAATTCAGGCTTTATTTCGTCAATCCTGACAAACAGGTGAGCTATAAACTGCATAAAATCAAAATCACGGTGCTCTTTATCCGCTTTGGTATAGAACGTATTGACATTCCCCATGTTCCATGGGGGATCAATAAACAGCGTGTCAGCCTCTTTCATGAAATCAGGCATATCCTTAGTCCAATCACACACCATGACTTTTGATTGATTTGGCATTGATATAATTCCTGACATATCATGTTTTCTATGTAGCCCGCCATAGTCCCAGTTAGACATCAAGTGCCTCCACTGTTGTCCACGGCATTGAGTAGTCCGTGTTTTTAAATAGCTCTGTAATCCCTGTTAACTGCTTGTATCTGTGAATTGTCTCAAGATCAATCCCTAAATGGATGGAAATCTCATCCTCTGTTTTTCCTTGCTGGATAAGCGCCTTAATCACATCGGCATCCAGATCTACCTGGTGAACCCCACGCGCTTTATTAAACTGTACGGTTGCATACATCCTATCGCTAATATCATGATCAATAAAAACTAACGGGATATAGTCCAGGTCTAACCAAGCTTTATCACCCATACTTTTACGATGAAACCCATCAATCACAACAAACTTTTCTTCTATTTCGTCAAAGATGGTGACAATGGGGAAACAAAATCCGTTATCTCTGATGGATCGTTTCAACAAGTTCATTTTGTCTTTACTGACAAAATTCGGATTATAGTTGTTGGCTATAATCAATTCACAGGATACCAATATTGTATTGGCACAAGGTACGGGGATTTTCCCGTACTTTTTTGATGTGATATAAGCAGTCTTTAGCGTTTCTTTCAACTCAAGAAACTGCTTTACTGAATCTATATAATAAATCATAGTGCGACTCCTTTATTTTCTTGGTAGATGCCGAGTAATTTATTAGCCTGTGCCTTTGCGTCATCCAGTGCGTTATGCTCAGTACCGGAGTTATGGCTCTTTATATCTGGGTACATATTCTTTACTGTTCTGTAACACCTATCGTTCCAGTATTTCCAAGGCACAGGCAGCCTAAGACGCTGAAAGGTGGATGACAGTATTACGTTATCAAAAGAAGCGCCATCACCCCATACTTTTACAGTGCCTGCACCGCCATTTCTTTCTACAAATTCCAGAAAGCTTGTGCAGCTTTTTTCTATGGTTGCACTAGCGGAATATATTTCACGCCTTGCAAGCCTGCTTTGCTTTAACCACCAGATAACCGTATCAGGGTCAATGATGCCGCCTGACAAAACGGATGACTCAAGACTAATGCGCCTATAAAACTCCTCTCTTAAGCCATTTTTCTCAAAGTTTACAACAACAGCTCCAATGGCAACAATGGCCGCATTGGGTTCTGTGCTCATAGTCTCAAGGTCAATCATGATATGACTCATATATTTTCCATATAATATTTAATTAATGCCTCTCTAGGATCAGGCTTATTTTCAACCGGTAGATTATTTTCATAATCATTCAGCACTAACTGACGGCATTGCTGCCGCGCTACAAATTCATTCTCCAGCTGCTTTGCAAACCGATTGACAAAGCGGTGTTTTTTTTCTGCATCAGCATAGGTTTCTAGCAGAAAATCACGGTAAACTATCCATGACTTAAAGTTTTTTGGTAACTTTCTTACCTTAAACATTTTTGCATCCTTACCGGTTTCCTGAGCAAAGGACATGCCTTTTATTCTTGAGCACAGCTTTTCAAAGGTTTTAGGCTCAAATTCTGGCAGATCACAAAGGCTTTTAAATGATTTCTCATGAATGAGAGACGATACACGCATTTCATTAATCGGCATCCCCTTCATAAACTGATTGTCATATATCTTTGAGTACTTTAACGCCTGATCACCTATATATTTCCATATGTCGTGGAAGTTCCAGTCATAAATGGGATACATGGATACATTCTTGCCTTTTCGGGTGGCCCAGTAGACATTTTCACCACCAATATTAACTGGGTTCTTAACCATTGTACGCCATCTATTAGGCGATTCTGTGCCCCTTAGGCCAATCAGGAAGGCAGTATTTTCATAGCATCGCTCCCAGTTTTCGATAACATCATAAAACCCTAAGATTCCTTTTCCCTTTAAAGAATGAATGACCTCATCTTCTTTTGCCCAGGGGGCGGCCAAAATATTACCCTTCCCTTTTGAGCGCATCCATTGTTTATGCTTTCCTGGCTCCCAACAAATCAACTGGGACTCGTCAAAAGAGGTAGCGTTGGTTAGGTGAAAGGGTATCTGCAACCAGAGTCGATTAGTATTTTCTGGGTACAATGACATCAGGTATTCAATTTGGTCGACTGTACTTTGGTAAACAACTTCTTCATCTATAAAAAACAGTCCTATTTTTCTGTTTCTGTTACGCGCTTCTATTAATGCAAGGTGCGCTAGCACTGTGCTGTCCTTCCCGCCGCTAATGGACACATGAATATTTTCAAAATTGTCAAAGACAAAATTGATACGCTCACGGGCAGCATCTAGCACGTTTTTACCTGTTAAATAAACTTGTGTAGGTTTCATCAAGTCTCTCCTTCCATTCTTGATAGCGTTTGCAGTACCACTGGTCGGCTTTTATATCGGTCGCCAGTACATCGACTTCATCTTGAGCGGATAACGCCAAGAAATCCGTATAATCAATAAAGTTATGCGGCAATTCAAAGACAGTAAACGGGGTTTCTGGGTAGCAATCCTGTTTATATTTGTGCATCGCGTCAATTTTAAAGCGGTTATTTCGCCCAACGTATTGCTTTGATTGATCTATATGGCCTAATTTTGCTTTTCCGGCAATAAGGTATAAATTTCTTGGCAATGTATGTGGATCTTTGATGCCGATTTCTGCAAATAATTTCTGTTTTTTTGCTTGGTAAGATGACTTTAATTTGTCATCAGCCATTATTTCTATGAAGTTAAAGGTTATATCGTGCTTGCTGATAACTATCTCTGACTCTTTCAACAGGTCAATATCAAACTTTTCACGCTTCCAGCGGCTTTGAGTATCGAAATCAAACAAGGTCATAAAGTCTTGCTGGGTGTCGATGATTGGCAGGTGCTGAAATATGATCTGGTGCTTTGTCTGAGTCAGATAGTGCCTGATGCAGTTATACGTTAGGTCATGCCTATTTTGTGTGCGTAGGCATTCGCTGATAACGATTAAAGTATCATGGCTAATTTCTTGCAATAATCTATAGAAAATTTTGTATTCAATGATCTGCGGATAATAAACAGTTTCTGATGGGGTTTTGTCATATTTGAACGCAAACTTCTCAGGCGTTAATATGACGACCTTTGTTAGGTTGTTGGCAAGGCAATACCTTTCGATAATGCCTTGCTTTTTCGGGTTTTCAACTCCTAGGTAGATCAACTTTAGCTCCTAATCTCAGCCCATGTCACTTCAGAAGACTGTAAAAGTTCTTGCTTGCGCTGCTCAGCTTCTTCGTAAGACGAAAAAACTTCAAGTTCTGCATGATTAATATTATGCCACCACCAACATCCATGATCGAACCCCATATTAGTTTCTATAAAAAACATGGTAATCCCTCCCTTACTGGCAAATAGTAGATACAATTTCACAAGCAATATTCTCCATCTTTTCAGATGTTAAATCACACTGTTCAGTTATCTCTGAAATATTTTCTATGCTATCAATATAGATAGGATCTAAATATTTGCACCCCATATTCTCAAAGTACTCATCGTCTCCATTCCATGTATAGCCTCCAGATTTAAAGCTATGACGTTTAACATAATAAATTTTTCCGTTTTCTGTTATGACGATGGTTTTTTTAAAGTCACTTGTATCAACCTCAAAGAATGGCTTTGAATTGTCGATTAATTCATAACTTACAACGGGACCAATACTACAATCTTCACGCCAACTTGTAGCTATTTCTTCGACAAATTGAGGCAATAAATTAAATAATATTGTCCTTTGTTCGTAACCTTCTTCCCTATATTTCTTGTAGAAGTCTGCGAATATTCTAGTTGCTATAGAATCATCGTTCATTGTGATCACCTCTTAAACTACGTTAATGGTTAGTGCCACTCAATCCTTGATGGCTTTTTATCAACTCCTTTGATTACAATTATAGGTGTATTATTCCTATTTGCAAGTTATTTCACAATTTATTAATCAATTCGCGTAACTTCTCTTTACCGCTGGCTTTTACCTTGTCCACTTCTACCTTGAAAGCCTTGACCACATCACACTTGCAGGCCAACGCACCAGCTATCCGGCTATCAATCCCTGCATCTGTCCAAATATCAATATAAGTCACCTTGTACCGCTGCCCAATACGATGGCAACGGTCTTCTGCCTGGATGCGTTCGGCATATTTAAAGCTGTTATTGTAAAAAATGACGGTATGCGCTTCGTTCAGCGTGAGCCCATGCCCGCCACAACTGGGCGTTGAGATAAAAAACCGAGCGCTTTTGCGGAATTTATCGACTTCAACAGGGCGTTGCTTTTGCTTTACATCCCCATAAAATAAGGCCGTGCTGTCATTCCCATATTTAGCCATCAAGGCTTTGTTAATCTCTCGTATATCATAACGATACTTAGCCCAGATGATAATCTTGTCTTCACCCGGCAAGCGGCCAATAGTGTCCAGCAGCGTGTCCAGGCGGTCGTGGTGCAGCTCTATAAAATCGGTTTGCATTTCACCATACCGCTCTACCCGCCTGTTCCAGAATCCACAACTGATTTGCTGTAGGTTGGTAAATAATTTAAGGATCACATAGCGGTCCATGTCCTCGCCGGTTAATTCGTCGATCATCTGCTGCTTGGCTTCTTTGTAATACATCAGTTGCTCACTGCTTAATTCACAATACACACTGCTATACAGCTTATCCGGCAGGCTGAGGCATTCTTCTTTGGTGACCTGGTACACATAGGGCTTTATTTTTGCGGCGATCCATTCGCTGTTATGGCTTTCGACAATCAAGCCTTTGTATTTGTCGGAATATTCCAGGTGATTATTGGCAAATGAGTAAAAAGAGTTGTATCCCAGTATTTTGGGTGATAAAAAGCGCATTTGTGCATACAGGTCAACTATACCTTGGCTGATGGGTGTCCCAGTGAGTATCAGCCGGTATCTTGCACGTTTAGCATAATGGGTAATGCGCTGGGTGCGCATGGATTTATGACCTTTGATATAACTGGATTCGTCTACGATCACCAACGAGCGTTCGTCTATCAGTCGATTAACAGTGAGCGCAACGCGATTACTGGCAGAGACGGATTCTATACCAACAACATACCAGCCGACTTGTGGGAGGTTTGCTTCATTGGTTTTATCATCGAATACACACACATCCGCATCATTGACGGCGGTGTGCTTAAGGATTTCGTGGCGAATGGTTTGCTTTAGAGAAACCGGACAGAACCAGATAACCTGGCTGATTTTTTGTTGACGTAGGTTAGCCAATTCGATGGCCGCGCGGCTTTTTCCTGTTCCCATTTCCATAAACAGTGCGCCTACTTTGCTGGGGAGTAGTTTGGTGACGGCTTCGGCTTGGTGATGGATTAAGGAGGTTGTGGTTTTTATTTGCATGGTGCTTAATCATCCAATAAAGATTCATCAACGCCAACGCCATCCGGAACAACCATATTTCCTGGCTTGTCACTAGGCTTAGTCGGTGGTTTTTTTTGCACCCTTTCTACACTTACGGTCAAGGCTTTCTCTTTGGCATTCCGAGCTTGATCTATCACTTGCTCGGCGGATGCGCTAATTGCAAAGTCATTTATCTCGGCAAAATCCAGTATTTCTTCAAACTGTTCGGGGGATACGCTGACCCCAGGCCTTACATATCTTGCTGTAGGTAGCCGTTTGGCTTGTTTGTAGTAATCTTCATCGCGTCCCCAGCGAATTCCTAGACTACTATCATTTGCACTAGAAGAATAGGCTATAATCCATCGCGTTTGTTCTTCCTGATAGTTGCCTTGTATGGCTTTTTCACGGGATTGCGGGTCGTATATCCTGATTATAAATCCACTACCTAACAGGATATGCCCTATTTCTGCCAGGCGATCTTGTTCTATACCATTCATGGCGTTAATACCGCGCGACCATAGACTGCCTGTCCATGTGTAGTGATTTTTACGCATGATTAGGCGAAGCGCTTCTATTTTCTGCGGAAAATCTACTTTTACATGGCCGTTTTGTAGCGTGATTTCTGCAATGGTTTCAGTTTCGACTTGCTCTGGCCTTACGGTGGCTTCTGCCTGTGCTTCGTCAATATGGGCCTGTTCTTCTTTGGCAATGGGTGGTTTTTGTTTGAATAGCTGGGCGAGCAGATGACCCGCTTTAGTGGTGCGGTTGTCGATCCACCATGATGCTGATGTTTGTCGTTTTATCTGCCGTACCGCATGGTTTTGTTGCGCTTCTGTCATACTTTGGTCGTCACCATAGTAGGCTTCTGCTTCTAGCGGGTTAAATTCTTTGTTGGCTTCCTTTTCTATATTGGATAGCTTTTCAGCTCTGATAGTTTCTGCCCAGGCTATTTGCTTTTCTGATCCAGTGAGCTCTGGTAGGCCGGCACTTGCATTGGCTTGTGCTGCTTTGTCATTGCCCTCCTGGCGTTGATTTTCTTTGCAGTCTTCGCAGATAAAGCCTTCACTTTCTGCCCATTCTGCCTTGCGGTCGGTGTCCTTGCGGTTGCCGCCGTAGATGGTTATTTTATGACTGCAATCTGGTGTTGCGCAATCTATTCTTGCTTTGGCCATACTGTTATCCTCTTAACGTGCGTTAATGGTTTGTGCCTCCCGTTTCCTAGTGGCTTGTCAGATAGTATAGGTATGTTATACCTATTTGTCTAGTTATTTGGCCTTTAATATGCGGTAAAAAGTCCGCTTGCTTATATCAAATTCGGCACAGACCTTTTTAAGGTCCAAGCATTGGCTATATCTAGCCATTATTTTTTTATCTCTTATTTCTTTTGATGGCGTGTGGATATAAACCCCACCACCACCGGCAAATTCTTTAAACTTTTCAATCATGGCGGTAGCTAGATCCGGTGCAATTGACTGACTGACGCCTAGTTTTATCGCTACCTGCATGAGTTCGCTAGACATTGTGTCGATTGAGTCAGTCATGATTGTTAGTCTGGAATGTAAAAGTTATTTTGTTGTGATGCAATTGCATTGACTGGTATTACATCAATATCATCTGTGCTTTGCTCTTCAATCTCTGGCTGTACTGCAAAAATATCATTTTGGCTAGGTTGAATAATTGATTCTAGTAAGTCCCACTCACGTTGTGTTTTGTTCTGCAGCGAGGCTTTATCTGCGCAAAATAGAACCATTACGGTGCAGTCTAAACACTCATTTCGTGCGCCTGACCGCTTTGGTACCCATGTACTAATTTCACCCTTTGTAGTTCTCTTAATAACCCTGACTTCATTCGTCATATGCTGGAAAAATTCAACTGGCAAATGTTTTGACATATGCATATAGCCAGGGCCAGGGGCTTTTGTTTGCATTCTGTTGAAGATAAGGTTTTTTGCTGACTCTGTACCAATTAAAAAAAGCCGAATTCCACGTTTTATCACTTTGTTAAAACGACTTATATCTTGCAAGCTTGATTTACCAGATATTTTTATTCCGTGAGTACTTGACCCCTTGGTAGCGTATACTTTTGGAAATACTTTTGGTGGCACTTTCCTATCCCAGCCCCTTGATGATTGTCTGTCTCTGATGTAGTTATAACATTCGTGCGTCCAGTGTCCCCCTGTATCTATACCGGCACGTTCAACACTGAGCAGTGTACCGGATGCATGGCGGTAGTTGTGTAATAAATAGGGGTCTAGTTTTTTCCACTCGCTTTCAATTGCGGGGTTTGCTTCAATCACGACGTAATCAACTACCCACATTTCTTCACCACGACCGAATACCCAAAAAACTAGCTCAAAGCGATCTTTTTGCACATCAACACCCACAAAAATAATCAATCCACCCATTGGAATAATTCTAAGTGGGTAATCTTCTGCTTGTTTTTCTAGATCACTCGCGTCTGTTTTTTCGGATGTTTCTTCAAATGATTGCCCTAGCGTTGTATTGATAAAGGTTTTTAAATCTGATAGGTCGCCATGTGTTGCTTTTTTTGTAGCCGCTAAAAATTCCTTTATTATCTGTGACCATGTCGTTTGTGGGCTGTAGATTGCCCATAAGTTATCTATACCAACATGCTTTGGGGCTCTGATTATTGCCCCTGCATAGTCCATAAATTTATGAGTTTCATCACAGTACCAGTTGCCGTGCTGGTCTTCCCATCTGCCTTTGCCCCATATTGTTAAATATTCAGCCTGGGTAAATAAAGCAGCACAATCTACATCTATACACAAATACGCAGCTGTGTCTGGATCGTTATTAGTGAATTTCAGGCCATAATTCTTATCTTTACCACCAAACTCTAAGGCTTGTCGTTTGCGACAATGTGGACAAGGCACACGATAGGTAAAAACTGAGTCAGCTTCTTCAATAGCAGCATCAATCTCACTAATATATTTTATTTTTGGTGTTGATCCATTAATCCGTTTAGGGAATGTTGCACCCTCAGTACGTTTTTTTGCTAGCTTTCTAGGCGATCCCTCACCATCAATATCTTTATCAAATGAATCTGTTTCATCAGTTGCCGCAACATCTATAGAAATACGTCTAAAACTACGCGCTGTCGCAGCGCCCTTAATATAAGTTACACACCCTATAAATTTTTTATACGAGTTAGTGTTATGTGAGTGCTTTTTACCCAATGCTGGGAATATTTTCTTTATTGGGGTGCAATCCCTAAGCATTGTGTTGTATTCTGTTTCCACAAATTCTTTTGCATCAGAGTCTGTTGGCTGCCAGATTGCTTGGTTACGTTTTTTAAAAACTGTAAAATAAGCTAATGCCGCTAAAAGCATTTTTGTGTACCCAGTCCTTGCCGATTTTCTAACATCAATATCTTCAATATCATCATTACCAAACATATCAAGTACACCACGCTGATACGGATACGCAACCCACTTTCCTTCAGTATACGAACTTTCTGCAGATAAATAAAAGTAATTTTCAGCCCAAACAGATAACGGCATTGGAGGCAACACGCGAAGCATTCCCAATGACCTGCTAACCGATTTATTGGCGTTACGCTTCCAGTTCATCTACATCCAAATCAGCATCACCAAACCAATCAATATCCATATCAGCAACATTATTTCTAACCTCAGCTAGCACACTACCAATAACCTCAAGATCATCGGCCGTTAGTTTATCTGATCTAACTTTTACCTTTCCAATGATTGTGTCAAATTTTGCAGCTAATTTAACCATCAAATCTGAAAGCCCTATCTCCATCGCTTGAATAGGAGCATATTCTCGGCGCGTAATAGCATTCTGCATTTCAATCCTTAATTTTTGTTGCATCGCTAACCCCGCTCTTTCAGTAGCAAGATCCAACTCGCCATTAGTTGCACGTCCCGCTGCCTGCTCTCTCAGATGAGATGAATATCTTAATATCCAATCCCCTAGGGATTGCCCAACATACAACACTCCTTTAGAAATCAATAAACTTATAGTTTTTTCAGATACCCCCTGAATAATAGAGAAATCCTTTTGACTACAAGCTTTAGAGTGATCAAATACATTTTTAATATCAATGACCTCCGTCACTTACCCCCCTTACAATTGTCCAGAAATTAGCGAAAAACCGAGAT